CTCCAGTACCACCAATTAAGAAAGGAATATTGCTCCCTTTCAAAATATGTAGGCATGAAGTTTTTGCTTCGCTTGGTTTAAACATAATTAATTCCTCCAAGAATTTTAAGTTTGTTATTTGCTATCAGATTGATAGCACCAAGACACCCATATAGGGTCAGTCTATTACTAGATACTGGTTTAATGTTTCGACCTTATCTCAAAGGTCGTCATCAGTTGGTTTAAGCGAGAAGAAAAAATATTTACTAGTAAATATCTTTTCCTCCCCACTAGTCTTTAATAAGTTTTGATATATCTATCGAATACCTTTTCATGTATTTCGTTTTTAGAAATAAAAGTTTTTATTTCGCCTTGGTACTCAAAACCATTCACATTAAAATTATCAATGACTTCAGTTTGTCCCCAATTCTCATATAACTTATCTCCATGTCTCCCATTACCCATAGGCACTAGAAAATAAGCAGTATCATCATCTTTAACTAAGACATCCCCGCTTGATGTACTTCTTTTGTTATCCCAAGTACACCAGTTGTCATCTATATTTTGAGTAGAACGAAATGCTTCTTCTATAGAATCAGTATCAACTTGTGCTACACATTCATAAGGCTTTTCATTGTTACCCCATTCTTTTGCATGATATATTTTAATCATAATTTAACCCTCCAAGGTTATAGTTTCTTGAACCCCAAAATAGGATTCTCGTCAGCTTGTTAATTCAAGGACTGTTGGAGCAGTCCCAAAAGTTATATATCTTTCTGTGATTCCAAAGACAATATTCATATCAGTAATACTTCAATTGTAATTGGCAAAAAGATAATTTCCTTTTGGATTTGTAAGTCTTGCTTCTTCACTTTGTCACTAAGCTTTACACTCTCTCACACTAGCCACTTTCTTGGGCGGATTCAGATTTGCACTTCTTGGAGAACCTATACAAATCCTACTTCTAGAACCTCGTTCAACTTTACTCTTTTCAGAACCCTCTAGGGTAGTTGGCTATCTTTTAAAGTCATAATCGTTTTGGACTGTGTAAAGACATTATACATACTTTGCACATCATTTCTACACTATATTAAATATTTACCAGTACATATTATTCGATAGCATTTTGTGAGCATTATATTTTCTTCATATCTAAGATAAGATTTGTGCATGAGCGAAGATGAAAAACCAAATCTGAAAGTAGTCAAAAAAGAAATCGAGTTGACCATAAAGCAAAGGCAGTTCGTGGACGAAATTATTAAGGGCAAGTTGGGTAGTTATAAAGAAGCATATGCAAAGGTCTATGATGTTACTCTAACGAAGCAAGGGAAGATTCCTAAATGGGTAGAAGTCGAAGCGAGTAAGTTAGTTGCGAACCCTAAGATAGCAATAAGCATACAAAGAGCAATAGAACGAAAAGAGCAGTCAGCAGTTGCTAGTAGTCTTAGGACAAGGAACTATGTCATAGACCAACTTTATCGTGAGTCCAAAGAATCTGATTCTGATTCAGCTAGGATTCGAGCATTGGAATTGCTAGGCAAAAGTGTATCGCTGTTTAGTGATGTCGTTGAAACCAAAGAAGCAAGAACAAGCGATGAAGTTGAACGAGATATCGAAGAGCGAATACAAGCATTACTTAATAAACAATAGACAATCATCAACCAACTATCTAATAGAGCAATATGCGTTATGTGTGTGTGCTGTATATAGTGTAATTTTCGTATGCACTATATATAGGGTCAGACACAAGATATGGTATTCCAGATTGATCCTCGAAACACTAGATATTGTGTTTGGATTCCGCCACTATTAATGACCCCACTCCCCCCTTTTTTGCAACACACTACCTGACTATCATATATACATAGTGATTTGCACATAATATGACCTATTTTCATAGACCCCCCCCTATGTATTGCATTTTGATAGCATATTTTGTAAGATAATATAAGTTTTTTTGTAGAAAATGGTCAAGGGACCCTAGACCCCCCATAATATTTTGCAAAAAATATTGTTTTTTCTGTGAAGATGTGTAATTATGTTAAAATCTAGCGTGATTTACATCCAGTAGGTACCTACTTGTAAGGTATTTACTTGCTAAGTGCCACTAACTGGTAGGAACTTAGTAAGTTTTTAACTTTAGGAAGTATCTACTTACTATCTAGTATAGGAGATGTATGAGTAACCAAATATTAAGTCAAGTACAAAACCTTTCTTTGGATGAAAAGAGAGAGTTATTAGGCTTATTGGATGAATTAGAGGAAGCAAAAGCCAGAGAAAAGTGTGCAAACGACTATATGGCGTTTGTTAGAGAGATGTGGAGTGCTTTTATTCATGGTCCACATCATCAAATTATGGCGGATGCTTTTGAAAGGGTAGCAAATGGCGATTTAAAGCGTCTAATTATCAATATGCCACCCAGACATACTAAATCCGAGTTTGCATCTTACCTATTACCTGCATGGTTTCTAGGAAGCAGACCCGAAAAAAAGATTATTCAGACCGCACACACCGCAGAACTAGCTGTAGGCTTTGGTAGAAAGGTTAGAAACCTTGTAGGAAGCAAAGATTTTAAGCGTATATTCCCCAATGTTAGTTTGCAGTCGGATTCCAAAGCTGCGGGTCGTTGGAATACGAACAAAGGTGGTGAATATTTTGCGATTGGTGTAGGTGGAGCAGTTACTGGTAAAGGTGCTGACCTACTTATCATTGATGACCCGCACTCTGAGCAAGAAGGAGCCTCAGCAGACATAAATGTCTTTAATCGTACCTATGAATGGTACACATCTGGTCCTAGACAGCGTTTACAGCCTAATGGTGCAATAGTTGTAGTGATGACTAGGTGGCATAATAAAGATTTAACTGGTCAAGTCATAGACGCTAGTATAAAGCGTGGCGGAGCCGACCAATGGGAAGTAATTGAACTACCTGCAATCTTACCTTCTGGTAAACCTTTGTGGGATGCTTTCTGGAAATTAGAAGAGTTAGAAGCTTTGAAGGCTGAATTGCCTAGTTCTAAGTGGATGGCTCAATATCAACAAGACCCTACATCTGAAGAAGGTGCTCTTGTTAAAAGAGAATGGTGGAGAACATGGGAAGGTAGAAATCCTCCTGATTGTGAGTTTATTATTCAATCATGGGATACAGCTTTCTTAAAAACACAAAGAGCAGACTATTCAGCTTGTACTACATGGGGTGTTTTTTATAAAGAAAATGATGAAGGATTTGTTGCTCCACAACTAATACTACTAGATGCCTATAAAGAGCGTTTAGAGTTCCCAGATTTAAAGAAAATGGCTTTGGAGAAGTACAATGCCTATAAACCTGATGCTTTCATTGTAGAGGCTAAGGCTGCAGGATTGCCTTTAATCTTTGAACTTAGACAAACAGGCATACCAGTACAAGAATACACACCTAGTCGTGGTAATGATAAAATATCAAGAGTAAATGCTGTATCAGATTTGTTTGCTTCAGGAGTTGTTTGGGCACCTGAAACTAGATGGGCAGAAGAAGTTATAGAAGAATTTGCTGGTTTTCCTAATATGGAACATGATGATTTAGTTGATAGCAGTACACAAGCATTATTAAGATTTAGGCAAGGTGGTTTTGTTCCTCTTGATTCAGATGAAGAAGATGAACCACTTGAACACAATAGAACAGCAGATTATTACTAGGAGATTATATTGGCTATAGAAAAACAATTTGAACCTGCTACGCCAATAGATGGTCTAGTAGAAATGGACCCTGAACCAGAATTAGAAATAGAAGTAGAGACAACAGAAACTGATGATGGTGGCATGATTATTGATTTTGACCCTAGTGCATCTAATATGATGGAAGCTAGTTTTGATTCTAATTTAGTAGATTTTATTGATGAAGATGAATTAAATTCTATAGGTAATGAATTAATAGGTGCATATCAATCAGATAAAGATTCAAGGTCAGAATGGGAAGAAACCTATGTTAAAGGCTTAGACCACCTAGGTTTAAAGATAGAAGAAAGAACTACACCTTGGTCTGGAGCTTGTGGTGTATTTCATCCTATGTTAAGTGAAGCTGTTATTAAATTTCAATCACAAGCTATATCAGAGATATTTCCTGCTGCAGGTCCTGTAAGAACTAAAATAGTAGGTAATATAAATTCTGATAAAGAAAAACAAAGTCAAAGAGTACAAGATTATCTTAATTACTTGCTTACTTATGAAATGACTGAGTATAGAAGTGAAACAGAAAAGATGTTATTTTCTCTACCACTTGCAGGTTCAGCATTTAGAAAAATTTATTTTGACCCAACACTAAATAGACCAAGCGGTATTTTTGTACCAGCAGAAGATGTAGTAGTTAATTATGGTGCAAGTGATTTAGAAACTTGTGAAAGAGCTACTCATGTAATGAAAAAGTCATCTAATGATATAAGAAAGATGCAAGTTAATGGATTCTATAGAGATATAGAATTACCTGATGCAACACCAACATCATCCGATATTACTAAGAAATATAATGAAATGACTGGTGAATCAGAAAGCTATGACTATGATACTAGACATACTATCTTAGAAATGCAGGTAGATTTAGACCTTAAAGGTTTTGAAGATAAAGATGCTAATGGTCAAAATACAGGTATAGCATTACCTTATGTTGTAACAATAGATAGTCCTTCAGGTATTATTCTTAGTATTAGAAGAAACTATTATGAAGATGACCCTGCTAAATTAAGAAGGATGCACTTTGTTCATTATCAATATCTACCAGGATTAGGTTTTTATGGCTTTGGTCTAATACATATGATTGGTGGATTAGCAAAATCTGCCACATCAATATTAAGACAATTAGTAGATGCAGGTACTTTAAGTAATCTACCAGGTGGTTTAAAAGCTAGAGGATTGCGTATAAAAGGAGACGATAGTCCCATTATGCCTGGTGAGTTTAGAGATGTAGATGTTCCAGGTGGTGCTATTAGAGATAATATTACATTCTTACCTTATAAAGAACCTTCAGGTACATTATTCTCATTACTACAAAATATAGTAGAAGAGGGTAAAAGATTTGCAAGTATCTCAGATATGAAAACATCTGATATGAATAGTCAAGCACCTGTAGGAACAACACTAGCATTACTAGAAAGAAACATGAAAGTTATGTCTGCTGTTCAAGCTAGACTTCATGCTTCAATGAAAAGAGAGTTTGAAATATTAGTAGGTGTAATTAAAGACTTTACAGAGCCATCTTATCCATATGAAGTTGAAGAAGGACAACAAATTAAAATACAAGACTTTGATGCAAGAATAGATGTATTACCTGTATCAGACCCAAATGCTGCAACTATGGCTCAAAGAATTATGCAATATCAAGCTGCAATGCAATTAGCACAACAAGCACCGCAGTTATATGATTTAGGTCAATTACATAGACAAATGCTTGAAGTATTAGGCATAAAAGACGCTGAAACAATAGTACCTCCACAAGATGAAGTACAACCAGTTGACCCAGTAACAGCAGTACAAAATATATTAAATGGTAAACCAGTACAAGCATTTGAGTTCCAAGACCATGAAGCTCATATACAAACACTAGTATCTGCACAACAAGACCCTAATGTACAAGCAAAAGTACAACAAAGTCCAAATGCACAAGTTATACAAAGTGCTGGTTCTGATTATATTATGCAACATCTCGCACTACAATTTAGAGACCAAGTTGAAAGAGAGATGGGTGTAGAGCTACCTCCAGTAGGAGAACCTTTACCTGCAGATGTTGAAAAACGAATTTCAACTCTTGTTGCTGAAGCTGCACAAAGAGTAGCAACTACAAATGCTGCACAAGCAGAACAACAAAGAATACAAGAACAATCACAAGACCCACTAATACTTGCTAAACAAAAAGAACTTGAAATTAAAGAAAAACAAGTTGAAGGTAAATTAAGAATTGATGAAAGTAAATTAGCAGTAGATGCAGCTAAAGCTGTGGCTAATAAAGAGCTCGAAGAGAAAAGAATTGAAGCTCAACAAGAAGCAAGTGGTTTAAAAATAGGACAGCAAATTGCTAGTGATTTGCTAGATAGACAAGAAAAAGCAGACGATAAAGTTTTAGATGATTATAAAAAAGGTCTTGACATAGCTAAAGATTTAGTTAATGATAGCAAACTGAATGAGTAATGATATAAATGAGCAATCACTATCTACTTACCTTATTAAAAAGTTAAGAGAAATGATGAATGAATGTTCAGACCATATCTCAACAGGAAGTTGTAAAGACTTTTCTGATTACAAAAAAATGACAGGAGTTATAGAAGGATTAGCTCTTGCAGAGCGTGAAGTTCTTGATTGGAAAGAACAACACTTAAAAAAATAGGAACTCGACACCTAATAGTCGTGCAAAATATGGATAAAGATAAAAAAATAAATATCCCAAAACCAGAAAGCGTTAAAAAACCTGAGCCTACTGCTGAAGTTAAAAGTCAACTACCAGTACCTAAAGGTTGGAAAATACTTATCGCTATGCCTGAAGCTAAAGAAACTACAGATGGTGGCATTATCAAAGCTAGTCAAACTAAAGTTGATGAAGAAACATCTAATATTTGTGGTTATGTTTTAAAATTAGGCACAGAAGCTTATTGTGATGAAAAAAGGTTTCCAACAGGACCTTGGTGCAAAGAAGGTGATTGGGTGATATTTAGAGCTTATTCAGGTACTCGTATGAAAATGTATGGTAAAGAGTTTCGTTTAATTAACGATGATACTGTAGAAGCAGTAGTAGATGACCCAACAGGAGTAGTTAGAGCATGAGTGAAAGTATAGAACAAGTAATAGATACAAACCCAGAATCAATACCAGAATCAATACCTGAGCAAACATCAGAAGATAAATTTTTTGGTGTTACAAATGAGATTAATACTGCATCTTC